AGCGCCACCTGAAGTGTCACTAAAAGTAACTGTGACTGAAGCACCAGCAGCATGTGTTCCGTTACCAGATTTAACAAATTGCTTTTTATTCAATCTACCCATTACTTTCCACTCGAATGAGTTATCTCCTAAGACTCTCTCAGAAGCATATAAACCTGCTTTTTCTAAAAGCAAAGTTAGTGTGTATCTCGGATATTGAGAAATTAAAGTACGTGCAATTTCAGGATACTGTAGTAACGCGTTGTTTAATGCGTTTTCTGGAGTAGTTCCGTTGCCGTACTGACCATTTGAAAAGGTTAATTTTGCCATTTCGTTATTATTATTTAAAAATTAAAAACTAAATTAAAATTTACTTAGTCATAATCTTTACAATGAGCTTTGCCTTTGTTTAATTATTCCTTCATAAATGCTGCGGGATCAAATCCTTTAGATTTTGGTTTATAATCAGATTTGTTCTTACCGCCACGAGAAGGAGACGAGATAATATCTAAGATACCAGCTTTACCTTCTTCTCTACCTTGGTTACGCAAGATTTGAGCAAACTTATCTTTGTATAGCATAAACATTGCAACCTCCGCGGCATTGCCGTGACTGTTCCAAATATCCTTTTGCATATCACCAGATACGATATACTTGTATGCTTCTTGCATATCCTTCTTTCCAACTTTACCACCCATAAAAGTATTCATATCTTTTAATTGGCGTTGTAGCTCCTTTTTATTATTAGCTATAGCTTCTTTTTTTGCTTTTGACTCTTTTTGTGTTTTTTCTGCATTTTCTGCTCGAGCCTGTTCTAGATATTGATTAATTTGTTTTCTAATTCTAAATGCATCTCTTTTTATTGTGCCAGCATCTTCCATAGAATCTAAAACAGAAACAATATCGTCATCTTCCATTCCGTCATTTTTCATTTCTTCTGACAATAAATCTCTATCAGACATTTTTAAAAATGATTCCATTTTATCAATGATTTCATTTTCTTTAGCAGATTTAATTGGATCTACACCTTGTGCATCCATCTTTCTAACAATAGCTTCTAACTGCTCTTTATAGTTGCTATCAATTTTTAAACCTAAAGATTCAGATACTGCTTTCCAATCTATTTCTCCAGGTTCTTCGCTAACTTCATCTTCTTTATCAGACTCGGCTTCAGTACTCTCTTTTTTTCTAAAGACAACTTCATCCCAATCTTCCTCTTCCTCTTGCTCTTCTTCAGACTCTTCTTCTTCGTTTGTTGGCGATTCAATATCGCTCCAAGCAAAACCATCAATGTCTTCATCATCACCCGATTTAGAGTTATCAACCTCTGTATATGGCTGATCATCTGTGTTAGTATCTACTTTACCTTCTTCTTCACTCAGGAATGCGTTTATATCAAACCCTGTACTTTCTTGCGCTTCATTTTCTGTTGACTGCCCTTCTGCAGCATCAACAATACTTGATTCTTTCTCTGACATATGTTAAATTTTATTTATTAACTATTTGCAAATATAATAAATTATTCACTAACCTTATCCTTGACTTTTTCAAAAGACTCAGATGCAGTTTTATTATTACCACCTGTTTCGCCCTCTTTAGACAAAGTTACTTTCTCCTTCATGTCAGCTATATCACGCTTATTCATGTCGTTGATTTGTGCAACTTTAATATCTGTTTCAGACTGTATATTAGCAACTTTAATTTTAGTGTCGTTGTCTAATTTTTTGAGCTGTGCTTCTCTTTGGAATTTAGCATCTTCAGCTTGTTGTTGAGCAGCCATCATTTGTTGTTGTTGCTCTTGCATTTCAACTTGTTGCTTTTTAACTTCTTCCATACCCATCTCTAACACACGTTCAGCTTCTGTAGCTGTGTCTGCTTTAAGAACTCTAATAACATCAAGTAAATTAACCTGACCAGCTTGTAAAGCCGCTTGTGACAGCTCTGTAACAGATTGTCTTATAGCGTCATCTTTACCAGAGTCACCCACAAATATTGCATAATCATTTAGTGCTATGTCAGGCATAACGCTTAATATTTTACTAGCACCATCGCCTAATATCAAAGAAGCTTTTTTACCTTCACTCCAGGCCATCTTCATTAACTCGCATACTCTTTGATATACTTGTTTTTTCACCTGCCCGTGCGCGTGAAACCAACTTTCTGTAATTGTAGCTGACTGCACAACGCTACGTTGTACATTACCAACGTATTCGTATTGACCAACAGCACCTTCTCTTTGTTTTGTAACACCAGAAATCTGACCTGCAGTATCTTCTAACATTAGCTTTAAATTAATTAACTGTTGTACAGAGTTAGATAATGTAAAGTCTACTTGACTAAATTGATTAAAGTTTGCTATTTGTCCACCCTCATCTTTAGAGTTAATTGGAATGATACCATCTGTTTTAAGGTGGTATAATACAGTTTGCATGTCCATACCAAGATTAGTAGGTAGTTGAGATACATCGTATATTACTGCTTTACCACCAGACCTAGCCATAGCTAGTTCTATATGATACATAACAATATTGTATAACATTTGTATGTTCTTTAGCATACTAACCATAGAAGACTTTTTACCTGTAGTATTATTTTTTATTAAGCCTACGTATGACAAGTGCGCGCTACCAGGATCATCAACAGACCTAACTTGATTTGGTCTTCTACGACAATCTACAAGTATTTGACCTCCAATTTTAGTACCCGTCCATATATCATCTACATACTTAGTTCTTATTACATCTTTTTTCTTTTCTTTATAGTTGTCTGGAACAAGTTTGTAGAAAGGTCTTTCTGGATCATACTTATTAGGAGATATTTTAAAGCGTAATGCTTTTATTGATTTCCACTCACAATGTATTACCCTTAATCTTGCAGCATCACCTTGTTGCCATTGTATCCAATCTATAGAAGTATTGTAAGATGCATAGTCATTATGAGAAGATATTTGCGTCATTTCATTTAGGAACTTAACATCATCTTCAGATAACTGATCTCTAAATTCATCTAACACTTCGTTTGCAGTTAGAAATCTTTCTTCTCCAATCCATTGGCAATCATCTAAAAAGTCACTATCTGTATTTGTGTCGTATGCAATACTTCTAGGATCTACTCTTCTAATAAATGGATCTCCATTTTTGACGTGTATTTTGTAAAACTCATTTCCTGTTACAAGTAAATCTCTAAATCCAGCTTTAAATATTTCCCTGTAACCATACTTATTATTTAAATACTCTAAACCATCTTGAGCAACCTCTTCTACAGCTTCCTTGTAGGTATACTCCATGTATTTGTTAATATCGTCAGGTATTGGCAACTCGTCTAACATAGTCTTAACTTCAATACCCATTTTGTTAATCATCTCCTGCTTCATCTCTTCAGTAAACTTTTTTAACTGAAGTTTTATTTTCATATCCTCTTTACGAATTGTAGCATCTTTATTTGTAGTTACCACCTTCATATCCATAGGTCTACGTAATTCTTCACCTAACAAAAGATCTATTTTAGGCTGAATAATTGGATAATTAACAAGTCTAGCTGGCTGAGCAAATCCATATTGCTCTGTTAGATATTCATAATCAGAATGTTCAAAATCTCCATTGTATATAGAGTAATTCTGTATGTCTTCATAAACACTATTTTCAAACAAACTGTTGTCTTCGTAAATGTGTCCTGCTATAGCATCTATCATTTGTTCGCACCAAGCCTCATCTTTTTGTGAGTCTGGAAGCAGCTGTGATGGAAATTTGTATGAGTTACTTTGCATAATTAAAACGTGTAATTTTCTTTTATAATATTATTATTATTAGCTTTTACAGGAACTCCGTTACGACCACGGACATACCTACTAAAGCCAATGTCTTTTACTTCTTTATCTTTTTCCCTTGCCTGTCTTCTAAAATTATCTATGTTGTGTATTAAACATATACCAAAAGCCATAGCTCGGTCTGTATTTTTTGTTCCATATGAAGTTAGCTCTTCTATCAAATCTAAAAACCATATATCTTCTACACTTTCTCTAATGTAATCATCTATAAGGTCTTCCATAAGCGCTTTAACTTGCTTATTCATATGTACACCATATCTGTTTCTTGTTTTTGTGTTTGGAGCATGTGCTGACTCAGGTTTTTCTTTTAAGTATTGCAATGCATTCATACGCTTAAAATAATCTAGTATACCTATCTTAGTATATTCAACTAACATTTTAGCGTTATAATATACGGCTAATTTCAAACAACCATCCCAAAAATCTTCTTTTTTTTCTGGTCTTTCAGTATAGTCAGCAATAACCATATCTCCAGGAGTTTCTGTATTTAAAAATCTACGATATATAATTGCAGAACCTAATGAAGTTGTAGATCCAGCTTGATCTTGGTCATAAGAGTCAATGCCACCTATATCTAAGTCAGCAAAATCTGGATTTGGATGGTGTAGTATTTTATAAGGTCCATCAGGATGTGGTCTCCACTTTACAACAAAGTCGTCGCCTCCTGCAAAATCCCAATCTAAATATCCAGTCTGTATTTGACTTCTGTAGTCTTTACTAGAAAGTATTCTTGATCTTTGTGCGTTTAATCTAGAATTATCAAACCTAGCTGTTTTAGTATTCAAAAACGCCTCCTGTATTTCTAGTGGATAGTTTTGTATATGAAGATTAAAAGCCTCTCTATCACCTGAATTAGAAATAGTTTCTCTTTCTTCAAGCAAAACTTTTCTAGCGCCCTTTTCATCTTCCTCTCCTGTAACTGTATTAAAATATCCATAGTAAGCTCTAGAAGCAGGTATAAACATAGGTATTAGGTTGTAGGCTTCTGACTCATAGTACATGTCCATAAAATCCTTAGAGGCTTTGCTAATGTCACCACCAGTACCCCCTATGACTGGTACGCCAAATTGAACATTACCATCCATGAAGCAAGCCTTAGAAGACATGTATGCATTTTTAAGGTGCTTGAACTCTCCCGCCTCTTCAAATACCATTAAAGACACACGTTCACCCTTAAATACCTCTGGATTATCCATTGTACGACATATAACTGTACTTTGAAATCCACCTACTTCCCATTTACCATCTTTATTTTTTTGCTTGTATCCAGAGCGTAATATACCATCTGTATCTTTTAATACAGAGTGTTTAAAATTACTATGGATTCCGTTTAGACCTTTTTTTGTTTTATCAAAGAATGCATCTGCTGTAGCTTGTAGTCCTGCCGCTATACCAACATCATTGTAAGGAAAAAATGTATATTCGTGAGCAATAAGACCAGAGTTCATATAACTAAAACCTTTATCCCTGGCTTTAATTACAATCATTCCTTTACCCTCATCTTTACAGGTTTGATATAAATCAAAATACTCATGATCCATTTCTCTATACCACGGACTTATTAAAGTTTTTCTAGAATTTTTTTCACCATCATTACCAAGTATTTTATAATAATTTAAATAAAAATAATATTTTCCAGAAATCTTTTTCATTCCCTTAGGCTTGTATCCATTTATACACCTATCCATTTCTCTATCCCAATACTCTTGATATTCTACAGATTCAGGGTTTAGATCTGGATGGCCGTTATTGGCTATTGGTCTATATTTTTGTGGATCAGCTTTTGCCATTATATTAAACTAGTTAATATGTAATATACTATTAATGGAAATATTGTAGCTAATACATCCCATTTGTCAAACATTCCGTAATCTAAATAATCATATACTTCTTTTGATATACCAACAGCTAATACTGATAGAAAAACATCAGTTTGTGACATACCCATTTCAGTAAATATTAATGCAAATATAATACCTGCCGCAGCGTGTTTATATTTATCTTTTCCTATATTTTTAAAATAACTCATATTCTATTAATTTATGGTGTTGTTCCATGCTCTGCACTAGTTCCACCTAAGAAGGTTGACCAATCATATTCTATTACTGCTGTTACCCAAAAAAATCTATTAGCATTTTGTAAATCCACAGACTGCTGTATTGATAGCGCCATTTTATCTGTAGACTCAAAATGTTTTGCATTATCAAAAGCAAAGTGAAATACATGGTGGTCGTCATCTGCTGAAGCTGATATAGTTTCAGTTTCTTCTATAGTCCAAGCATTAGTATATGATTGTCCACAAGGCGATGTTTCAATACCAACTGTTATATCACTTGCCGATCCATGCATTTGAGCGTAGTGTACAGTTACAGATACAACTCTACCGTCTGCTGGCATAACCATAGCTGCTTCTTCCTGATAGTTAACTGTTTGCTCTGTGTTAGTTACAAAAGGCATAAAATGTTTATCTGTACCCAAATCATCTGTAAAGTTCATTGGAAATACTTGTATTTGTTTTTGTACACTACCTCCAATATCTAAATTACCACTTAACATTATATCACCAGCAACATGTAGTTTTTCAGATGGATCAGTAGTACCAATACCTACATTACCACTTTCATCAACAGTAAATTTAATAGACTCGTTAGAACCATCTGCATCTCTAAACCCTAAATGTATATCTTTAGTGTCAGAAGTATCTGAATCTACAGTAAGCTTTAAAACATGATTGCCCGTACTTTCATCTTGTTTGTGATATATTCTAGCTGTCCTATCTTCAACGTCAAAGTTTATGCTTTCTTCCGCTTGTCTACCAAGAGATAATCTTGGATTTGCTGTAGCATCAAGTTTATATATTTGTACTTTTTCACTAAATTTGTTTGCTACAGCACTACCATCAATAGTTAAATACGTTGTAGTTCCACCAGATCCGTCGTCGCATTGAAAAGTTATGTCACCGTCATTAGCGTTTTGAACAACATTAAAATTACCTGTTTGGTTTACCATGCTTAAACTATTACCAGAGTGAACAATTTGAGCGTCATTATCTGTACCAAATCTAGCTACAACAGTATCTTGAAAGTGCATTTCTTTTTGAACCGTAATATGACCTTCACTACCATCTAAAGTTAAGTAGGCAGTAATACCTCCAGAACCATCGTCAGACTTGAATATAATATCTTTATCGTTAACGCTGTTTTGTATATACAAATCTCCAGCACCCTCATTACTAATGTAACTATTAGTAGAGTGATATAATCTTAAATCATTACCAGAGCCAAGTCGAAGTTGAACACTATCTGGAACATATATATTTGCGTCAAACTGAACTCTTGAGTTACTACCATCGATAGTTAAATACGTAGCTACTCCACCACTACCATCATCTGATTGAAAGATAATGTCTTTGTCGTCAGCTTGATTCTGTATTTTTAAATCGCCATTTGTATTAACAAGGACGCTGTTTGTGCCA